TGAACGAGGTCACACCTCCGAAACCCAAGAAGAAACCGAAACGACAGAAAGCTAAACAATCTGCCAAAGAAATTCTAGCAAGGAAACGTAAGAAAGTTGCACAAGCAGAACAAACGCTACGTTCAGCAAAGATAGCTGCAGAAAATACCAAAAGAAAACTGTTAACTATTAACAAAGCTCTTGAAGGTAAAGACACACAACTACTTACGGAAGATATAATAGATAGTGCTCCTAAGACAATACAAGAGCATGTAAAATCGCAAGACGTAATCTTCAAGCCAAACGGTGGCCCACAGACACAATTTCTTGCAGCTTCCGAAAGAGAAGTATTTTACGGTGGAGCAAGAGGTGGAGGCAAGTCTTATGCCATGCTAGTAGACCCACTTCGATATTGTTCCAAGGCTCATCACAGAGCACTGTTAATAAGACGTACAATGCCAGAGTTAAGAGATTTAATTAGTAAGTCTCAGCTATTATACTCAAAGGCATATCCAGGAGCAAAATGGAGAGAACAAGAAAAAGAATGGCGATTTCCCTCGGGAGCAAAGATAGAGTTTGGTTACGCAGAGAACATGACAGACGTTTTACGTTACCAAGGTCAATCATACACATGGATAGGAATAGACGAACTTCCACAATATCCTTCGCCAGATATATATAATTTTTTAAGATCTTCTTTAAGATCAGTTGATAAGGACATACCTGTCTATTTAAGAGCTACAGGCAACCCAGGTAACATTGGATCACAATGGGTTAAAGAAATGTTTGTAGACCCTGCAGAACCAAACACTGCATTCGATATAAAAATAGACACACCTGTTGGAGTAAAGACTATTACCCGTAGATTTATTCCTGCTAAGTTACAAGACAACCCTTATCTGATGCAAACGGATGACTACTATGCCATGCTTGCATCTTTGCCTGATACTCAAAGGAAACAATTCCTAGATGGAGATTGGGATGCATATGAAGATTCAGCGTTTCCAGAATTTAATAGGGCACTTCACGTTGTCGAACCTTTTGAAATACCTAAAGGCTGGTATAGGTTTCGTGCTGCTGACTGGGGTTATAGTTCTCCTGCTTGTGTTCTATGGTTTGCTGTTGATTACAATAATAACTTGTGGGTCTATAGAGAGTTATATACTTCCAAAGTTACGGCAGATGTTTTCGCCAGACAAGTAATAAATTTAGAATCGGGTGAGTATATTCATTATGGAGTACTCGACTCAAGTACCTGGGCTAAGAGAGGTGATGTAGGCCCAAGTATAGCAGAGACAATGATACAACAAGGTTGTAGATGGAGACCATCAGATAGATCACCTAAAAGTAGAATTAGTGGAAAACTTGAATTACATAAAAGGTTTTCTTTAAATGGTAAAGAACCAGGTTTAAGAATTTTTAATAACTGTAAAAATTTAATTAAGACAATTAGTAGTTTACCTGTGGATGATAAGAATCCAGAAGATGTAGATACTAACGCAGAAGACCATGCATATGATGCGTTAAGATATGGATGTATGAGTAGACCTATGCACCCTAAATATGCAGAAAGATTCAAGCCTCTGTTTACACCAGAGTTTAACCCAGCAGATAACAAATTTGGATATTAATTATGAATAGAATACATCACAAGGTAAATGTTTATTTTCAAGACGCAACAAAGCGTGCTAAAGAAATGATATTATGTAGATATTTTAAAAAGGCTGTAGATAAAAATGCTAATGGTACACGTAAGTATGTTATCAAAGCTGGAGCTAATAAAGGAAAAATATTATAATGCCTTTGAATGCTAAAGGTAAAAAAGTTTTAAAAGAATTAAAAGAACAGTATGGTGCTAAAAAAGGTACTGCTGTTTTTTATGCAATGGAAAAAAGTGGGAAGTTAAAAAATGTTACAGAAAAAAAGAAAACTTCCAGAGCTTAATAAAAAAATATTTCCATATGATTTGGTAATTGCTTACTGGGAAGATATTGTATCAGATGCTTCTTGGGTAGATATACCAGATATAAAAAAATCAACTACAGCTATTTGCTGTACAGTAGGATGGCTAATGAGAGCAGACTCAGAAGTAACAATCCTTATGTCAGATTTTAATTTTGAGTTAAACAACAAAGAAGTTAGACAAGGTGGTGGTCATACTGTGATTCCTACTAAGAACATACTTAAAATTAAAAAAGTAAAAATATAACAGGAGGAACGATGGAAAAAAGTTTTGATCCAAAAGCAAAAGTAACTCAAGGTCAATTAAGTAATGCACCTGATGGCAAACAGCCTAACAGAGAATCTATGAATATTGATTTTGATAAACATGCTCCAGGAAAATACAAGTCAGAAAATTATTTAAAAGATATGGATGTACCAACTAAATCTGGTTCAGAACATGTACAAGATAGTTTTTTTAAATTAGCAGACGAAAAAGATTATTAATCAACAGGGAGAAATCATCATGATGAAAAAGATCAAACAAGGAGATTTATCTTCTGCAAGTGAAGCAAAAAGACCTAATGATAAATTAGAGATTAATGCTAATCAAAAAATTACTCAAGGTTCTATGAACACTGGTAAAGATGCAAGAGGAAAATCAAAATCTAAAGTAGATCCAGCAATCTTCAAAATGGCTGAACAAAGAGACTACTAAGTTTTAAATGGAAGATAATAACAATAATAGTGCTAGTTACGAATCGGATGGTAATCCATTAGTAGGATATATACGTAATAAATTTCAAGAATCTGAAACATCAAAAGTATATGATGAGAAAAGATGGTTGAAAGCATATAGAAACTACAGAGGATTATATGGGCCAGAAATGGCTTTTAGAGATTCAGAGAAGTCAAGAGTATTTGTTAAGATAACAAAGACTAAAGTACTTGCTTCATTTGGACAAATTATTGAAGTATTATTTTCCCAAAATAAATTTCCTTTAGGAATTAATCCTACTTCAGTACCAGAAGGTATTGCAGAGAAAGCTCATTTAAAAAGTCCACAAGAACAACAACAGCCAGAAGCTCCAGAAGAAATGGATCCTTATGGTTATGCAGGTGATGGTAAAGGTATTCCTCCTGGTGCCACTGCTACAGACTTAATGAGAAATCTTGCACAGGAATATGAGAACGTAGGATTTGAAGAAGGCCCATCAAGTATGGGTACTCCACAGATAGAACCTGCTAAGTTAGCAGCAGAAGCTATGGAGAAATTAATTCATGACCAATTAGAAGAAAGTAAAGCTATTACTATAATGCGTCATGTATTTTTTGAAATGGCATTATTAGGTACAGGTATTTTAAAAGGGCCATTTACAGATGCTAAAACATATCATAGCTATGATACTACAGAAGATGATGAAGGTAATGTAACTAAGATTCAAGTTTCAAAAACTAAATCTATTCCTTCTATTGAAGCAGTATCATGTTGGGATTTTTATCCAGATCCAAATGCTACTAACATAAATGATTGTGATTATGTAATTCAAAGACATTCATTTAATAAACAGCAATTAGAAGATCTAGGTGATAAACCTATGTTTGATAGAGATGCTATCCAAGACTGTTTAGAAATGGGGCCAAACTATCAAGCAAGAGGATTTGAATCTGCACTGTATGATAGAGAAAATATTACAAGTATTTATAAAAACAGATTTGAAGTATTAGAATACTGGGGTATAGTAAGTAAAAAATTTGCTGAAGAATGTGGTCTTGTATGTAGCACTGATTCAGAAGTAGTACATATTAACGCTTGGGTTTGTGGTAATAAAATTTTAAGAATGGTAGAGAATCCATTCTCACCAAAAAGAATTCCATACTTAGTATGTCCATATGAATTAAATCCATATCAATTCTTTGGAGTAGGTATTCCAGAAAATATGGAAGACTCACAAATGGTTATGAATGGTCATGCTAGAATGGCTATTGATAACTTGGCATTAGCAGGTAATTTAGTATTCGATGTTGATGAAACAATGCTAGTACCAGGACAAGATATGAAAGTATTTCCTGGTAAGATCTTTAGAAGACAAAGTGGTCAAACAGGTCAAGCAGTACATGGTCTTAAGTTTCCAAATACTGCACAAGAAAATTTACAAATGTTTGATAAGTTCAGACAACTAGCAGATGAATCAACAGGCATTCCATCATACTCACATGGAGCAACAGGTGTACAATCTACAACTAGAACTGCATCTGGTATGTCTATGTTGATGGGAGCTGCTGCATTAAGTATTAAGACAGTTATCAAAAACATTGATGACTACTTATTGAAACCCCTTGGAGAATCATTGTATCATTGGAATATGCAATTCAATGAAGACTCTCCTAACATAAAAGGTGATCTGGAAGTTAAAGCACAAGGAACTTCTTCACTAATGCAAAAAGAAGTTAGATCACAAAGACTAATTACATTTATGCAAACTGCATCTAATCCTGCACTTGCTCCATTTGTAAGATGGCATACTTGCTTAAAAGAAATTGCTAAGTCTTTGGATATTGATCCAGATCAATTAATTAATGATCCAGAGAAAGCTGCGATCTATGCACAAATAATGGGGATGGCAAATGGAAATCAAAACAATACTACCTCTGCTGGAGGACAAAATCAAATGGGGCCAACTGGAGAAGTTCCTCCAGGAGCTTCGGCAACAGATACATCTGGAGCTGGAGGTGGCAACATCGGAACAGGTAATGTACCGATGCCAGGGGAAGCTGGCTTTAGTGCGTCAAATTCTGAATCTCCAGGAAGCGAACAAACGCAATAAGGAATAATTTATGGCAACAACTTTTGATGTAAATAGAGTTGGTGGTGGGACTTTCGAATTAGTTCAAGATCCTGCTACTGGAAGATATACAGTTCAACAGGTTGGATTTACACCTGTTAAAAAATTATCTATACCAGATTATACAACTACTACTGCTGGTACAACAGATACAGCAGAAGCAACTAAAAAAGCTACAGAAGAAGTTGTAAAACAACAAACTACAGAATTATTTAAACCTGCAACTGGTGGAGATAGAATAGATTATACTGGTGGTGAAATGCTAAGCCAGGCACAGTTACAGAAAGAAGCTAAAAAAATTGATCCACAAGTTGATACAACTACAACTAGTTTAGGTATAGCAAGACCAACTATAAGAGATGTAGCAGGTGATACAACAGAACAAAAAACTCAGACTACATTTGAAAGACCAACTATAAAAGATGTAGCTGGAGAAGAATTACCTTCAACTGCAAAAGCTCCAGGAATAGTTACTGATAAAACAACTATAGGTAGTCCTTTTGGTGCATTCGATGTAACTCCTAAAGGAGTATTTAGTAGACCAGAATATACATCTACAACTCCATCAGCTAAAGCTGCAATGACATCTGATGCTGCACAATTAGGTATAAGTAAAGTTGAATCTACTGCAATGCCATCAGCTACAAGAACTGCAAAAGAAGCAGACTTTGCTAGTGGTGTATATGAGCCAGATAAAAAAGTTGAATCAATACCAGAAACAGTACAGACTG